CCTAAGCAACCACAACCACAACCTAAATCGAGTAAAAAGAAATGAGTAGTGGATTTGATGTAGACTTTGATATGTCTTCTGATGAGATTAGCACTCTCTTAAAAAAGTATAAGAAGATTAAGAAGTATCAGAAGTCTAATTTGTTTACCATTAAAACTATTGACGGCACAGAAAACTATGTGTCTAAGATGGTTGAGGAAGCACAGAAAGAGGGATTTTGATTCACTCTTGACTAAATAAGATATGAGGTCTATAATAGACCTGTCGTTCATCCCGAAAGGGACGCAAGTAAGTCGCGGAACGGAGTCGTTCATCCCATGTTAGAACTATTATTCTATTCATCACTCACCTGCCAACAAGCCGATGCTATTATGCTGAGGATGAAAGCAAATGAGAATCTCTCTAATGCTTTTAAGGTAGAGTTGATAGAGACCGTAAAGGAATCTGTCCCTGAGTGCTTCTGGGACGCACACGACTGAAGGAACGGGAAAAACGGATCCTGCGTAAGCAGAGAAGGTTCAACTTTCACCCAACTTCAGGAGTATACCAATGACTACAATCACTTATAGAGGACAACAGTACGACAAAGAGGCATACAAAGCCGCTGTGTTGGAAGAACAAACTCAAAACCACAACCACAATCTAATGTACCGTGGTATTAAAATCGAACGCAAGTTCGCATCTAAGAGTTGATAGTTGCATTGTCCAATAAATGATGCTATTATGGGGACTAACTGACTAGTCCTCATTTTTTTATGGAAAAGGATAAACTTAAACTTATCGTCAGAAATTTGAGACTCCTAGTTGATGCTTTGGAGTCTGAAGTTTATTCTGATGTTGAGTCTTACAAATACGACACTAAATACCAAGCACCCATCCTTGATTATGATGAAACCTATGACGATGATGGATATCCAGATTAATCATGTATGAAGAACTAGACTCCTTTGAGCGAGCACTCCAGCATTTTGGAACCAGAGTTGAAGTTATCAGTGCTATGGAAATGGCAAAGAAACTATCACCTGAAGATGCCTATCAGATGATTAAATCAGAACTCAAAGAACTTAAAAAGGTCCGCAAAGAGGTTAAAAACGATGAATAACGTATCACTTGTCTCAGCAACGCCTGATGCTGAAAAACATATTGCTTATTGTGCCAGGGTTAGTAATCCATCTAACCAAGGTAATGATTCTTTTGAAGGATTGCTTAAGTATTGTATTAAGCACAAGCACTGGAGTATTTTTGAACAGTCATTCATGACTCTTGAAATTGAAACTTCTAGGGCAATCGCAGCTCAAGTGCTCCGACATAGGTCTTTTACATTCCAAGAGTTTTCTCAACGCTATGCAGATTCATCTTTGCTAAGTGATAAGATTGAACTGCCTGAACTACGTCGTCAGGATACAAAGAACCGTCAGAACTCTACTGATGATCTCGATCCATTTATCAAACAGAAACTAGAGATGCAGATGCAAACTCTGTTTGATTCTTCTATGGCACTGTATCAACAAATGCTTGAAAGTGGTGTGGCAAAAGAGTGTTCTAGAATGGTGCTTCCCCTTGCCGTAGGGACTCGACTCTACATGAGCGGTTCACTTCGTTCTTGGATGCATTATATTGATTTGAGAGCCTCTAATGGCACTCAAAAAGAACATATGATTATTGCAGAGGGATGTAAGAAAATCTTCTGTGAGCAGTTTCCAATCATTGGTGCTGCTCTAGAATGGGTCTAAATACTACACTGAAGAGGTGACTATGCCGTCATATCCTGTTGTTAACAGCGAAACTGGTGAACAAAAAGAAGTGAAGATGAGTATTCACGAATGGGATCAGTGGAGAGAGGACAATCCAAATTGGTCCCGTGACTATTCAGACCCTTCCACATTCCCTGGAGTTGGAGAGGTTGGTGAGGTTTATGATAAGTTGAAAAAATCACATCCCGGATGGAATGATGTTCTTCACAAAGCATCTAAAGCTCCTGGATCTATAGTAAAACCTATTTGATTATTATGCCTGTCAGAAAAAAGAAAGATAACCCGGTTCCATTTGGCACGAGTAATCGTACAATGAAAAGAAAGAAACCAATCAATCTAGATTACACTAGAAAGATTGAACCACTTACTGAGAATCAGGAAAAGTTTTTTGAAGAGTATAAGAAAGATCAGAATCTTGTAGCATATGGATGTGCAGGTACAGGTAAGACCTTTATTACCCTCTACAATGCTATCTTAGATGTATTGAACCCTAGTACACCCTACGATAAAATCTACATCGTCAGGTCGCTTGTACCTACCAGAGAGATTGGTTTTCTCCCTGGTGATCATGAAGATAAATCTTCACTTTACCAGATTCCATATAAGAATATGGTAAAATATATGTTTGAGATGCCTGATGACAATGCGTTTGAAATGCTTTATGCTAACCTCAAGGCACAAGGCACAATCAGTTTCTGGAGTACATCCTTTATTCGTGGAACTACTCTTGATAATGTTATTGTTATTGTTGACGAGTTCCAGAATCTAAACTTCCATGAACTAGACTCTATGATCACCCGTGTTGGTGAGAATAGTAAGATTATGTTCTGTGGTGATGCAACTCAAACTGATTTGATTAAAACAGCAGAGAGGAATGGCATCGTAGATTTCATTCGTATCCTTAAGAACATGCCTTCATTTAGTATGGTAGAGTTTGAAGCAGAAGACATCTGTAGGAGTGGACTCGTTAAAGAGTATATTATTGCTAAACTTGAACTAGGTATGTAATGTTTAATCATGTTGAAATTGAATATCCATCTCTCAGTAGACAGATGGTTGATGGAGTTAGGTATTATGATACACCCGATGGACAAAAGTTAGTATCAATTACGTCCATCATTAGTCATTACAATCGAGAAATCTTCATTAACTGGAGAAAGAAAGTTGGTAATGATGAAGCAAACAAGATAACCAAGCAAGCAACTAGCAGGGGCACTGATATGCATACCCTTGCTGAATACTATCTTCGCAACAAGGATCTCCCAACAGTACAACCACTGTCTGAGTTTCTTTTTAAGCAAGCAAAAGGAGAGATTGATAAAATCGATAACATTCATGCTATCGAACAGTCTTTGTTTAGTTATGAACTGGGTGTTGCTGGTAGTGTAGATTGTATTGCTGAATATGACGGTGAACTTGCGGTCATTGATTTTAAAACAGCAAAGAAACCCAAACCTAGAGGATGGGTTGACCATCATTTTGTACAATGTGCAGCATATGCTTGCATGTTATACGAGATGACTGGTATAATGGTAAAGAAGTTTGTCATTATCATGTCGTGTGAAAATGGTGAGACCACAATTTATGAAGAGTATGACAAGAAAAAGTACATCCAACTTCTCTCCAAATATATTAGAGAGTTTGTTGAATTTAAACTCCAGGAATATGGTAAGTCCTGATAACAAAGAAATCGAAAATCTAATAGAGACAAAGTTCTATTGCTCTAGAAGGTTTGCGGAAGAGATTGAATCTATTGCTCATACCAACAAAGGTATGAAGTATATTGATGCGATTGTATTCTTTTGCGAGAAGAACAATCTTGATGTAGAATCTATTCCCAAACTTATATCTAAACCACTGAAGGAAAAACTGAAGTGTGAAGCAATTGAACTTAACTTGCTCAAGAAGACTTCTCACGCTAAACTTCCACTATGATATCATCCCAAGATCTCAGGCATCATCAAATGCTAGCAGCAATTCGGGAAAATAATATTCCTGAAGATGAACTGAAATACTTGGGAATGATTGATGAATCACATACCTATCTCATAGATGGGAAACATATTGTGAAACTTGAAAACATTATTGACTTTGAAGAAGTAGATGATCCCGAAAGTGACTCCCTTTGATTGCTATAAATCCTACCTTGGATTGAAAAACCATTTTACTAAAGAGAGTTATGATTACCACAGATATGGTGGTAAGTCTCGTGCATCTCTAGATAGTTTTTATAAACGACGTGATAGGTTTTTCTTTGAGAAACTAAGTAGACAGAAGAACGATGAGGAAGTAGTTCAGTTCTTTGTATCTAACTTTGTATCTTGTGATGACCCTCAATCATTATGGATTGGAGAGATTGTCCGTAATGGTGAACAAAACTTTACTGACTGGAAGAAGCGGTTGCAGTCACTAACGTATACATTTAAAACAGAAATTGAAGACGTGTTTACAGGTCAAGACTTTGATGCTATGCTGGTGATTGAAGGAACTAAGCACTCCTCAATCATCAAAGAGCACCTTGCTGGACACTTGTCTTTAGAATCAATTGTTATCTTGAATAAGATTATTGGATTCAAAGATGACTATGATAAAAAGTTAAAGGATCCTGTATGGAAGTTTCTTTCTATGAGAATATCTAAGTATAATTCCTTTATACATATAGACGTGTTCAAGTATAAGAAAATGTTGAAACAAATTATTTGCGGAGGGTTATGAGTTTCTTTAGTTCAGACTTTGTTCAAGAAGAGATGAAAGCAATCACAGAACTTCAAGATAAGATCTATGAAAAGGTTTTCTCTTTTTCTACAATGAATAATGATGACAAACTAGAACATGTTGAACTGCTTGAAGAATTGTTGAATAAACAACAAATTCTGTATGCTAGGATGACTCTTTCTGATGATCCCGAAGCAAAAGTAATGAAGGATAATATCTTATCTTCTGCTCAACAACTAGGATTCCCTCCTGATGTGGATCTTAATTATGTCTTTTCTAATATGACGAACATCATTGAAAAGATGAAAAAAACTATTAATGAGTCTGCTTGACAAACCACTGAAACTATCTTATAGTTCATGGTTCAAGAGGCTACCCAAACCTCAACCAAGCTACGGGACACAAACCAAATACAACAAA